TGGACATCCAGCACAAAGTGAATGTTGTTCAATCAATTCTTTTGATGAACCAATATCTTTCCAACCACGATCTACTTTACCATAGGTTGAATCTTCCATTAACGTCTGATACTCAGCAGGCATGATATCTACAAACTCATCACATATAGCAAATCTTTCAACATTTTTATGTTGCATTTTATCTCCTTAACGCTTCAACCATTTATAAGCTGCCATCAAAACAATAATGGCAAGAACTCCCCACCAAATATTACCACTAGAGGCTTTTATTCCAAAAGCCTCTACACTTTCCAGAGGAGTTGGTTCTACTACTATTGTTTGATTCATCATAGGTGCTCCGCCTACTGGATGAGTACCAGAACTTTCCATAGTGATTTCTACTTCACCATCTTCATTTCTTTTAATACTCTTAGTTAGAGTACCGTTTGCTTCTGCTTTCATAAGTCCCCCTTATTATTTAAGTATATCAAAAATACCATCTAGATGTAAGGAATTAATTCATTTCGCATGGCATCCAAACATCTTCTTTATCGTGGTAATGGACAGTACCATTACAACCAAACCAATGAGAAGCTTTTACAGCTTCTTTAGGAGTTTTATACATATGTTGAAACAAGTCTCTTGAGTTCTTAACTCCTGGCGGCGGCACTCTAGCATCACCAAACTCATTCATTGGCCCAATTGGACTATCTGTTGGATCGCTCATCTCATGTTTGTTATGAGAGCCTTCAGATTGTCTAGGAGAAAAGCCTTCTGTTGGGGCTTCTGCACGATCAGGTGATTCACCCATAGATTCTTCTAATGCAAACTCTGGTGTCATCTCTGATTCTTTTTCAAAAGGAATCTTATTTTGTCCTACCCTTGATTCTAATTGTGACCTATTACTATTAATGAACCTAGAGATGTCATCTAAAAATCTTTCCTTAGTAGTATAACCAACCAACCTTGCACGTTCCTCACCATCCCATACAATAAATGTTGGAGTTCCTTGTATACCATCAATAGCTTTTCGATTATATGCTTCATCAAACCATTTAGGTGCTTGAGGTCTATCCATACTGATAATGCGTAATGGTAGTAACTTTGCGTGTTCTGGACTGTTATTATACTCTTGTGCAACCTCTTTCAAAAAACCACGGCAATATGAACAAGACTTCATAGAGAACATTAACAACTCAGTTGCATACGCAGTAGTTGTTAGACAAAAGAATAATGCAAGTGTAAATATAATTCGCTTCATAGTAACTCCTTTCAATAAATAATACCTTTCTTACCTCGAGCATGACTTGAAAGACGAACTTCTACGTCCTTACTCAAATCATTGGATACGATAGTTGCTTTGTATGTAACATTGATCTTACGATAGACACAATACATATCAATAAATCCTTCAAATTCTTCTTCGACTTTATAACCCAAAGATATAAGATAATCTCTTATCTGTGATGGTTGTGCCTTTGGCACAATAACACTACCTACCTTTGAACCTGGCAGTTGTTTTTTAGTACTGGACTTTTTTACATCCTTCGTTCCCTTAAAGCGTTTCTTTAAGGCTTTAACAGTTTCGGGTACTGCAACAGCTTCTTGAATAAAATCATTATAGTTTTTCATTTGCTTTTTGGATTCCACTCTGATAACGGTTTACAACTACTTTCTGATAATTTTAGAACCAAAGCGTTTAACCTATCTATTTCATCCTTGAGTTCTAGTTTTTCCAATTCTAAAAGATTTACCTTTTCTTTTAACGTACCTATCTTCGTTTCTTTAACCTGATTTTGTGATTCTAGTATTACAATTTGCGTATGTGCCTGTGTCTCTGTTGACCAATTTCCATTACTCATAAGAAATCTCCTTTATTATACATCCGTTACACACCAATATTATCTCCAGCCCGTAATCGATTACGCAAAATCGTATCTGCTACAAATTTGTCGTGAGCATCTTCTTCTTCTTTTGAAGCAAATATAGTTGGAAAATTTGACTCATTCAACTTAGAGGTTCTGGATTTTAAATCAGTAATAAAATCTGCTTGAGATACAAATACTGATTCGCCTGTTGGTAATTTTCTAAGTGTATTACCCATTCCTGTGATTGAACCTGTTACATTATTCTTTAATGCACTAATACCATCCGTAACATTACTTATAGTAGCGAAATTTGTATTCAATGCACCAACACTACTCATCATATCTGAAGCAGCTCCTGATATAAACGATACATCAATCCTCTCTGCAAAATCAGTCTTGCCAAGAAACGGTGGCATTGATGGCCCTTTAAATAAATTTCCAGCTGGGTCTTTCATTATGTTTGGAATACTAGATGTTAATGAACATGGATCAAAATTAAGACCAAGACTAATTGCAGAACTCGCTAAGTCATTAAGATTTATGTTTGCATCAATATCTAAAACACCGCCGAAATCACTTAGAAGTCCAGAGATGTCACCAGTAATTCCACCTGCTAAATCTCCTAATGTATCACGCAAACTTGAAAATTCACTAGCAAAAGGTATTGAAGGAAGAAGTCCCATCAAAGAACCTTGAACTGTTGCTAATGCGCCTGTTAATGCACCTTGAAGTGCTAACAAACCAGGCGGTGTCCCAATCAAACCTCTAAGGTTTAATAGAGTACCTAGTTGGCCTGTTATGGCATCTTGTAAACCACCTAAATCAGCTGAAAAACCACATGGTAATCCCATCTCTATCCCCCAATAAATACGTTAGGTGAACCTTGACCCACAAAAGTACATCCAGCAATTGGATCACCTAATCGCCCTGCCATTCGATAATTAACAAAAACAGATCGTGAACCAACAGCAATCGGTGCAGAGTGAGGACAACAGCATGGCGGACAACTACACGGCAATAAATGTACCGTATTGTAATCCCCTTGTCTTGATGCTGGTCTACCATTTATAAAAACATTAGACGAACCCATAGCTCTAAATGGTGTCGTACAATGAGTTATATCTGCATCACCCAATCTTGTCGCTGGTCTACCCATTATTTTATTGTTCCTGCTTGTAATTGATTAATAATATTTATCACCGACCCACTACCAAAAACATCTGTATACATAAATGCATAATAAGGGTCTTGTATATAGGCAGATATATTATATGCCTGAACATATCTTTGTAACTTATCTTCCAAAGAATGAAACTCTGCCATATCATCTGTAACGTGCTGTACAAAAATTGGTTTATGTGTAGCTGCAGCTGTGTTCCATACTCCAAGAGGACTTGCCCAAGTACCAATATCTGATATGATAGCAGCAGGTGTTTCTGTAAATGGATTTGCATTAACTCTTGATACTACATTTACACTACCATATGTCACATCATCAAATGGGTCAGTTTCTATATGTGATTGTGCATTTGCAACAGTTAAATCGCCAAGAAATAATGTTTCAAACACCAACACTAAATAATTTGTAAATGGTTGACCGAATCGGTGTTCAATATCTGTAACCGCACGAACCATACCCATTATGCCAGGATTGTTTGGTTTAAAAATACCAGGCGGTGGCGCATCATCTACACCAGATAACAAATCCATGTGCAATTTAAAATTGTCAATGTCTACTGTATTAATCTCTGTTTTGAGATCAGAAAGAGTTGGTGATTTTGTTGAATCAATCGAACTATTTACACCTTGTAATGCAGAAATTACACTACCAATATCACCAGCATCATATCCAGCATTCTCCCATCCTTCGGGTAGATTAGTAGTAACAGGATCAGTAGGAGGATCAACAGGCACCATAAGACCTTGCAAGCTTCCTATGTCTGAATTTAGAGAAGCTTTTACAGAATCTAAATCTGTTGTTCTAGTATCAATTTCTGTAATTAAATTAGTTACAGGGTCTGCTAACACGTTAACATGAGCACCACCCGCTTCCACTTCTGTGTATAATAGTTTAACGTGTTCTAATTCACTATCAAAAGCTTGCGGAGGAAATGTTGGTTCTAATCCTTCAGTAAATGTAATTGACATTATATACTCCCATTAATTTAATGTAATAAATCCTGATATGTTTTGATACCATGCAGATGTAACCAAACTAACACCAGTAGTTGTTTCTGTACGTCCAGCAAGACATATTTCATTATGTAATAATGTTGTAGTCTCCGTTGAAGTTCCTAAAGTAGTTCGAGCAAAGTTCATAATACAAGATAATCCTAAATTCTGCAAAGCAGATATATCTACACTTCCAGAAGTAAATATTTGATGTCCACCAGTACCAGTAGAAGTTGTACAACTCTCAAAATAAAAGTTTGTTACTGCTTTATCAACAGATTCAGTTAATTTTCCACTAATATTTATCTGTCGATTAGTACCAACATTTAATATGCTATCCTCACCAACAAACAAATCATCATTCTTATTAACAACAGTTTTTCTATCTGATATTACTTCCGTAACATGATTCCCTGTTATCTTTGTTCTCATATCACCTTGTACATTCAAATGATAATCACCAGCTACCTCTTGAACAAGATCACCTTTATATAACATACGACAATCACCATTGACTGTGACGTTACAAGTTCCTTGTATAAAAACATCTTTAAGTCCAAGTACTATTTCATAATCACTACCAGTAACCTTGACAACTCTTGTACCATCTGGTTGTATTTCTTCAAATGTTCCTGCCTTATGATAGCGATGTAATCGTTCTGCGGTTGGTGTATCATCCCATTCTTCAACATGACCCGATTCACTCATACGAACATGATTGAATGGATACAAAGAACTAATCCCAATACTATCTAGATACTCTACATCACTATCTGTAACTCCACCATATCTAGGATTTGGTTCGTTCCATGGCGTTAATGTATATAATGAACTATTACTAGTATTGGGAACAGTCTTAGACATATCTCCTGCCGTTGCTGTGGGAATACCCTTGTTCCTTATTTTTCTTTTCATAATCAATGATGGTGAATCCTCAGAACCAGGCAACTCCAATTCCCCTGCTAATGGTACTGGTATTGCACCACCACCCCTTGCAAGTCTATTTGTATCTGGTTCTCCAAGATGAGTAGATAATGGATATACACCATTAGGATCATTAAACCCTTTGTCTGGTTGATGCTTGTAATCCTTTTCGGGTATACCGCCAAAACTTCCAACCATAACTGGTTCTTGAGCACTCCGACCATCACGAAAAAAACCAAAAACCCATGTACCTTCTACTGGGCCCATTGGTGTATGACCAACACCATTCATGGCTGCAGAGGTAATGGGTTGACTAGGAGTTGCCCACGGCAAATGTTCCGTAGGAATTCCTTCATCTTCCTGTTTGTTGAGAGTATGAGAACCAAGAATACGCACTCGACATCTACCCAACTTCAATGGATCAATTCTATCTTCAACTACACCTTGCCATAATTCCATCATTCTTTCAAATCTCCACCAGCTATAGGACTTCCAATTCCATCCTTAGTTAATTCACAAATCATTCTATATCTATTAGTTGTTGTCTTGTCAATAAAACTAATACTATGATTGATTGCTGTTATTAAATACTTACCAGACAGTATCTTATCCGTTAAGTCATCTCGATTTTTAATTCTACCCTTTGCATCCTTTAATACCTTAGTTGGTGCTGGAACAATGATATCAATCATATGTCCAACCTTTAAACCACTAATAGCAGGAAACTCAATCGTTAACTTAATCTGGTTAAGGGTGTTCATTAACATATTTCTTTGTAACATCCAATCCTCAACCTTATTATCATATAAATCACTAACCGTTTCCGCATACATCTGATTATGTTTTGGCCATATAATAGTATTACTATCAAAAAATCCTTGAAGGTTTTCACTCTTTCTTTTAGGTTCAAGAGGTTTTGCAAAGTTATACCTATCGGCAACTTGATATGCAGTTTCTTGATTACTTATCGGCATATATTCATCAGTATGATTTACATTACTATTATAAAAGTCATCAAGACCTTTAACACTTTCCTCTATTTTCTTCTTAACAATATCATGTGTGATTAACTTTGATGCGTAATAACCATTGTCTATATTATGTATAACATTAAATTGATTGTCAATTGAGAGATTGTCCAATTCCATAACCCCAGCTTTAGCAGCTTCTAACTTAGTAGTATCGTTTGATAAAGGATTATAACGAAATTTCTGTATTGGTTCGTTCTGTACTAATGCATCTATACTCTTAAAGAAAACTTCACCGTTAGATTCCCAGTATAAAAAGTTTGGAACATCATTATCATTAATCGCACGTTTAGACAACCAACTAATTGCAGCAAATGGTGTCCAATTTGGTATTACAATATTTTCTAGTCCTTTTGTTTTGTCTATATTATAATCATACTGTCCATCTAAATCTAAAAAACTATCAACAATATCTTCTACAATCTGGTCAATTCTTTTTCCCCTATACGATTTACTAACTCTAGTAGTATGATTTATGATTCCTTGAGATGATGTAAAACGTAAAACATATATTTGTTGGCGATCTTTTGCAATAGATCGCTTCTTAATAGTTGTCAGATACATATCGCCTGGATCAATTTCTGCTTGGGAATCAATTCCCCCACCAGATGAATTAGTTGCAAATCTAAAATTCAACATTTCCTCTCCCACGATTGGGCCTAGGAATGGAATATTTGCAGAGTCATTTATTCCTATTTCAATATTAATATTCGGACTATATATGTCCTCAAACATATTAAATGATAGAAGTTGGGGTAGTATGTTAAACGTCCCACTAGGAGCTAATAGTTCAAAAAACTCTACATCTACATCAGATGCTCTATATGTTACTTTCGATTGTTGTGGCATTTTATTTCTTTAATAGTTTTTCAAATTCTTTTTTAACAGCATTAACATAATCTGGTCTAATTAGATTTATTGACCTACGTTTTTCATTTTCTCTTTCTTCATACTCAATATTAGTTATCTTAGTTGCTGATCCATACACATCTACTGTTGCTTCTAGATCATTTGGATCATTACCAGTACCATTTCCAACTATAGAGCCTGGTTCATTAACTTCATTACCATTTGAATCTTCCCAATGATGTGCCTCTAGTTTGTCATCACCATATTTCTTATCAGAATATTTTACTAAGTTATAATATGTCATTGGCCAATCATAATATGGATTAGTCATTTGTTGGGCGTACATAACAATCCAATGTAAACCAGTATCCCCATAAAAATCATGTGCAACTGATTCTGGTGTTTCACCATCCATAACCATATAGTCAGAATAAAATACTCTATTCTTAATAAACTCAGTTTTCATTCTTATTCTTGTAAGAATGTTTTTCAGTTGAGTGAATTGTTTATCACCCTTCACACCTTTAACATCATAATTAATAGTTTTAAAATTAGAAAAGTATGACATTAAAAGCCCTCCTCGATTTCATCTCTTGTATTCTTTTTAGTTTCAGTAAATGCTAACTGAACAACAACTGAAGATGGTTCACCTTTTTCATGTGCCACCCAACCATCTGGAGCATAGTTTGTTGTTATGTTAGTTAAAACACAATTGTGTAGTCTAGGCAAATGTTCATTCCTTTGAAATACATCAGCCTCATTTAAATGCATAAACTCAATTTTAAATTCATTAGGATAACTATAAAGTGCTTCACTCTGATTACCGTCAGCATCTGCATCTATTGTAAATGTTGGTCTTGAGTGTGCTCGAAACATTTTAATTATGTTTTTAACTTCTTTAAATTCTGTTTCTGATGTTGCAATAAACTCAAAGTTAAAATTAAATACTCTAAATGGAATACCAGAAAATAATTGTTCTTCATAAGGATTTTGTACAATTCTTGCTGCTTGACTAATACCACTAACTATTCCACCACCACCAAGAACAGTTCCGAAAGCACCAAGTACGCCTGCAACTTTGGCACCAACACCAACAGCAGCTGCTTTTGCAATCGGAGCAGCCATACCTTGTCCAAATTCTGATAGAATATTTCCTATATCTCCTTGACCTTTAATCATTTGTTTAACAGCATTACCCATAGAACCAATCGCTTCCATCCCCCATGTTGCACCTTCATTATAAACAACAGATGGTGGCATATATAAAAAACAATGTTCTAAATCTGTCTCAGGTTGTCTTGCTCTTTTTATACCTGTCTTAAATAATTCAACACCAATCGGAACTATACCTAGATTATCTTCATCAACCAATAACTCCGCACGCTCTTCCTTAGCTGTTTGAAATGCATTAGCTGCTGATTCCTGTAATTCCAGTTGCTCTTTTTGTGATATCTTTCCGCTAGACAATAAATTAGTTATGCCTGAAATCTTCGCATTGAACCCCTCTATAGTATTTGTTCTCTTACTAATTTCGCTCTTCAATGCAGCTTGTCGAGAATTTTCCAAATCACCATTCTTAAATGTAACTCCACCCTGTTTAACAACAGTAAACCTTATACATTCTCTTGCTGTTTCATCTAATGCAGAACCCTGATTTCCTCGATCTATGAATAATGGATACTTATGTATTTTAGTAGCTGTTGATGTACCATTAACGGAAAGTCTACTAGCCGCATTAGCTACGGACTTTGGAGAATCTATATCATCTGAATGTGCAAAACTTCCATTAACTTCTCTTAAAAAACCAAACTGTTGTGTTGCCATTTTACCGCTCCCTGTTATAAATACTATGGTATCCTCAATCAGTATTTATAAGAGTTCTATGAAGAAATATCCTAGAGTTGGAAAATATAAAGTAAAGAATAAAGAGAAATATGTAGGAAATCTTCGTGAATGTGAGCATCGCTCTGGATGGGAACACGCATACATGAAATACCTAGACAATAATCCATCTGTACTTGAATGGGGATCGGAAACAATTAAAATCCCTTACTATAATCCAGTAGAAAAGAGAACTAGACGTTATTTCGTAGATTTTTATACAAGAGTAAAAGATAAGAATGGACTTGAACAAAAATACATTATAGAAATCAAACCAAGTAATCAATGCTCTCCCCCAAAAAAGCCTCTGAGAAAAACAAAAGCCTATAGAGAAGCTATAATGGCTTATATGGTGAATCAAGCAAAATGGAGAGCTGCAAACAAATACGCTAAACAACGTGAATGGAAATTTGTAATTATTACAGAAAAAGAACTCGGAATCAAGTAAATCTATTATAAATACATTAAATGCCAAACTCAATAGGACAATTACAAAGTAAAGGTAAGAGTGTAGGTACTGCTCGAATGGGTAAACTATATACTTTTAAGTATATGGCTACGGAAGATATGACGCCCTACTATGATATGTACCCAACTATTATTGTAATAAGAAGATTCACTGGCGGATTTAGCGGTATTAACTTTAATTATATAGACCATGAGAAAAGAAAAGTCTTATTAAAAAAACTAAGTGGATTGTTTGGAAAACAATCTGGACAAAAGGTATTTAACTTTAAAGGATTTAGACCACTACTAGGACAGAGAGCATATAGGTCTGCATTAGTCTGTGTTCGTAACTATAAATTTAAAAATCTACGCAGTCCTTTAGTTCAAGTTGATGATAGTATTTGGGATGAAGTATTAAATCGTTGTGATGAAATGTTTGTTAGAGTAAATCCAATAACAAAGAGTAGATCATTGATGAGGAGTGAATTAGTTTGGAGAAATAGTTTAAAACGGATAAGGGGAACTGACTGATGGCAATAGGCGGAAACATAGGATTCAGAAAAGTATTCGGAGGAGGCGGTTCTGGTACATTTGGGCCAGGAGTCACACTTGGATTTAATATTCCATTTGGTGTTAATGCTGTCAATCTTCCAGACGTAGGTAAGGGAAGAACAACACCAGACAATACGATAAACAGAATTAAATCTCAGGCAGTAAACGGAGGCTTATATTCAAGACCAACATTATATAATATAATAATGACTAAACCGCCAAAACTAAAAGGATGGAGCGGAGATCAACTTAGAGCGATAGGATTTAATTGTCATCAAGTTGCTATACCAAGTAATAACATAGCAACCAAACCAATCAAAACATATGGTCTTAAAAAAGAATATGCATATAATAAACTCTTTGATGAAATTACAACTGGATTTTATTTAAGTGAAAATATGGATGAGTATCATTTCTTTGAGTCGTGGCAAGATTTGATGTATAAACCAAATCATTCTGTAGGATGGTATAATGATTATATATCAACCCTAGAGATACATCAATTGTCCAGAGATGTAAGTAAAGGAACAAGTAACGATCTAGGTATAGTATGTAAATTTATACTAATTGATGCTTATCCAAAATTGATATCATCAATGGCATTAGATTATTCAGCAGCGAATACTATTCAAAAGTTTACTGTAAACTGGACTTATAGAGATATGTTAATAGAACCACAAGTTTCTAAACGAACATCAGGTAATTTATTTAAGGACTTTAGTGATTTAAATCCTCTAGAAAAATCTTTCAAACTATTTAGAGACTTTAATCAAAACTCAGGCAACATAGGAGTTGTTAGAGATTTAGCGAGGGGCAATATAAGATTTACTTAATATAATTTTATATTATTATTTAACAAGGAGAGTGAAATGTCATTACCAAGAATAGCTACACCCAATTATGAATTAACAATACCATCATCAGATAAGGTTGTACATTACAGACCTTTCTTAGTCAAAGAAGAAAAGATTCTTCTTTTAGCATTAGAAAGTGAAGATGAACCACAAATAATGAATGCTGTGACAGACATCATTAATAATTGTGTAACAGAGGATGTTGATGCAAAAAACTTAGCAATGTTTGATCTTGAATACATCTTTTTACAACTAAGAGCAAAATCTAAAGGTGAGGATTTAAGTTTAGAAATGCCATGTGGAAAATGTGGAACTGCAATTCCATTCACTCTTAACTTATTAGATGTTAAAGTTATTCATACAGAGGGTCATACAAATAAAATTGAATTGACTGATAATGTTGGTGTGATAATGAAATACCCATCAATAAAACTAAAAGAAGGATTAGATAATGATGCAACTGAAGTAGAAAATATTTTTGCTTCACTAATTGGTTCTTTAGATTCAATATGGGATAAAGACTCAATATATGCTGCTAAAGATCATACAAAGAAAGAACTAGAAGATTTCTTTGAATCTTTACCAGAAAAAGAATTTACCAAGATACAAGATTTCTTTACATCAATGCCAATATTAAAACATGAAATTGATCTTAAATGTAAGGCAAAAACTGGTAAGGGAAAAGAAAAGAAACCTTGTGGATGGAAAGAGAAAAAAGTCTTGGAGGGCTTACAGTCTTTTTTCGCTTAAGCCTCGGTAGTGAAAGTTTGCATAACTATTACAGTACAAATTTTAGTTTAATGCATCATCACAAGTGGTCATTATCTGAGGTTGAAAATTTATTGCCATGGGAAAAAGAAATATATTGTTCTCTATTAGTAAAAGCTTTAGAAGAAGAAAAGCGACAACACGAATCGCAACAAAATCGATAAGGATATAAGATGTCTGACGATACAGAAGAACCAAAAAAACCTACTGAAACAAAAAAATCTATGGGTGCGCCAGCCGCACCATCTAGCTCTCAACCAGCACAAAAACAATCTGGTGAAGGTTTAGAAAACGTAGTAAAAAAATTAGAAGAAATTAGAACAGCTGATCAAACACAAAGAGCAGAACTCAAAACAGCAATAGATGACTTAGCAGGTTCTATTGAAAAAGATAGTAAAGATAAACCAACAAAAGAAGAAGAAACTGAGAAACAGAATAGACTATCTAAATTGTTTGGCGCTCTTGGTGACACTTTTAAAAAGGCCTTTGGCGGATTCAAAGGACTTGGCAAACTTCTATCTGGTAGTTTAGGCCCATTGAAAAAGTTTTGGGATGCAGTAAAAAAAGTAAAAGGATTTATATTAGCATTTCTTGGAGTCTTTTTATTAAAGACTTTTACTGTAAAAGATGTAAAAGAAATGTGGGAAGGAATGAAAAAGTTTTTTCTAGAAACCAAAAAACTGTTTATAACAATAATGGAATTTATGGAGCCAATTATTGATTGGTTTAAAAAGAAATTTGCTCCTGCCACCTTTCAATTGTTTATGGATACAATAGATAATCTCACAGCATCCTTTGCTATGTTAACAGCTGACTTCAAGGATTTTACAAACAAGGGTTGGCAGGGAAAACTAAAAGCTATTATTGCTGCTCTAGGAACTGTTGGAACATTTGTAACTACATTTTTCGGTGATGTTGTAGATTGGACGTTTAGACTACTTGGTTATGAGGGTTCAGTAACTAAAGATTTAAGAAATTGGTTATCAAATATTTTTGGCCCAGACCTTATGGGTAAGTTTAGTACTATATTCACAACTGTAATTGGAGCGATGGCAGTTGCAAGAGTATTTGGTATGTCACCTATTAAATTTATGGCCATAGCTGGTAAAATGATATGGGGATCAATTAGAGCTCTCTTTATGATAGTTAAACTTGCTTTATCTCCTATCGGTTTAGGACTAACACTTGCAGCCTTAACCGTAGCATTCTCTAAAGAAATTGTTAGATCAATTGAAAATACTGTGGGTGAATTAATAACTGGTTTTAAAAATCTGTTTATTGATTTAAATAATTCAATTGCAGATACAGCAATTGGTAAAATGATAGGTGTTAAGAAGAAAGACAGGTTAGTTTGGGATAAAAAGGCAGAAGCACAAAAATATGAAGGTGAAAGAAAAAAAGAGATTGCAGATTTACAAGCACAAAACGCAAAAATGAAAGAAATAAAAGCAAAATCTACATCAGAAGAAGGAATCGAAGAATTACAAAAAAAGTACGGAAAAGATGTGAAGTTGTGGACAAAATTTGAAAAAGGATTCTTTTTTGATACTGTAGATGATCGTGAAGCGTTAATGACAAAAAATCAGCATATGTTAGATAAGAAACAAAAAGACCTAAAAGAATTTCAATACAATTGGAGTGAAGAACTTGGTGTAGAAGATGCTCAAAGTCCTTATACAGGCGAGGGCACGCTTATAGGTGGTGTTGTGCAAAAAGGAAAAGATTTAGTTGGTGCTGGTATGGGAATGATGGATGATGCAAGAGAAGAAGGAGTATCTCTAAAAAGTACAGCGCCAGATATGACAAAACTATTTGAAGGTTTTGGAAAGGCAGGACGGCCTGGTTTTGCATATAATGATACAAAAGGAAATAGAACTATTGGTTATGGTTTCAACATGGATAAAACCAATGCAGAAAAAATAATGAAAGCTGCTGGGATTAGTAAAGATTGGAATGATTTAAGAGCTGGTAAAATCGCATTAACTAAAGAAGAAGGGCGTAAATTAAAAGATTATGAGATGCAGTACTTCAGAGATTCTGCCAAAAACTGGATTGGTTCAGATAAGTGGAGTAAGATGAATGTCGGTGCTCAAAAAGCATTAACTGATATGGCATACAACATGGGTGGCGGATTTACTGGTAAAAAGGATGATGGTTCTTTCAAGTGGAAAGATTTAAGAACTGCTCTTAGAAGTGAAGATATGTCAGGTGTTGGGCCAGCAATAAGAGATAGTAATTATTTTAAAGATGTACAGTCAGAAAGAAGTGGTCATAACATAGCTGCATTATCTAATGCATACGCAGTACCATCATCAATGGGTGATCTTTCACCATCCAAAGAAAGAATGGCTCAACAAGATTCTATGATGACACAACATAATAATATTACTACTAATGAAGGGGATTCACATCTTCATACAGGGCAAAAATCAAGGCAGGGCGATCCGAACTTAATGGCAACAGTAGATTATTCTGGCAACCCTTTAATACCTTCATAAAATGAAATGGGGAAATGTCTCCGTCACGGATTTCATACGATATCATGGGCGCCTCTGTTTGACATCAACATACTAATGGTGCATCACCATTATTATATAAGACATCCCCCCACTCATTATAGATACAACCCTTCGCAATTATTGATCTGCTAGTTTCTTAAAATAATCCATTGTTTCAGAATCATTCGGTTCACTAGATTCAGACTCAAAGGTAGTTGCACCAGCTGCAGCTGCACTAACTGGTTCAGCATCTTCTTCGATTGTTTCACTATAATCGGCAGTATGACTTCCAATAACAGTTTTAAATCTTGCATCAAGTTCTTGATAAGACTTAAACTTATCAGGCGCAATTATATCATCCAAAGAATACTGTGATTCCCACACAGCTTTAATCTTCTTTTCATCCCCATCAAACAACGCAGATGGTTCACAAAATTCAGACTTATCATAATTCGCATAACCATCTACCTGACGGATTTTGATTTTAAAGTTTGCACCATCCCAAAAATCGAATGGGTTAAACCCAACTTCATCAGCAAATTCTGGTTTTAACACTTGTTGTGTCTTGTCAAAGATTTTCTTACCGTATCTAAACAAAAAGACCTTACCTTCATTCTCTTTATTAGCGGAATCCTCAACAACTAAGATATTAGAATAAAAATTCTGTTTACGTTTACGATCTCTTGCAATTGATTTATCTGATTCAATACCAGAATTCCACAATAGAGTATTCGATTTTGATACAGGATCAGTAAATCCTTTTGGTGTTCCAACGACAGGGGTAGTTAAACAGTTTTCGATATACCATCCGCCTGGGCCTTTGAACCCATGTGTAAACATAGTGACATATTCACTAGCTTCACCTTTACATTCTGGAAGAAAACGAATAACAGCATAACCATTACCAGTTTTATCACGTTCACATTTCCAGATACGTTCATCAACGTATGATACTTTTTCATTCATCTTCTCTGATTTCTCAACCAAAGAATCAAACTTACTTGCTTTGTTTTTCTTTAAATCTGCAAAATTTGTTGCCATAATTTTTCTCCTTAAATTTTTATATTACGTTATATTACGCTGTATAATTATAAACGGTCATCACAATACATTACAAAGGAAGTTTTGAACATTTCTTTTTCATCATGTTCAAATCTTGTGCTTCTGCTTCTATCTTATCTTTAATAGACCTATTCAACATTTTTGCAACCATTTCAATTTCACAATCAACATCATCTGTATAAAAGACAATCGCTTCCATATATGATATCTTTTTTTTTACAACCAAATTTTCAATAGTCGCATTAACATCTATACTCATTTAAAAGCCTTTATTTTATCTGCACATTTCAATTTTACTGCTTCTTTTGCACTCAAGAAAACATCAGTTGGTGGCAAAAGATATTTACGGATATTCTTTTCAGTCATACCAGTACATTTTTTATAATGATTGACCATTCGTATAGATGTTAAATCATGTTCTTTATTTTGTGCAACCAATTCATGTTCTTTACCCCAAGAACCCCAACTCCATTGATGTGACATAATAGAAGTATTAGGAGTTAAAATTCTTTGTCCTTTATGCCCAGCAATAAACATCATAAAACCAGCGGATGCAATCTGACCTATTCCAACTGTATGTACAGGAATAGGACATCCCGCCATAATATCGGTAACTGCAAAAGCAGCATTCAAATCACCGCCTGGTGAATTGATTATAACTTGTAAACATTTCGGTCTAGGTCTTTGAAAGCTTTTACAAAGAATAAAAGTAATAAGCTCTTTGCAAGATTCTGAAGTCACTTCATCCATAAAAAGATAAACACCTTTTTCCTCTGGAGTTAGCGAATTCTTGTTTTCCTTTGTTGTTTTTTCTGACATAGCGTGCTCCCTATTCTTATTCATTAACATAGTCTTTCCAAAAAACATGATCGCCAATTTGCATCACCTTAATCATTTTACTATTCCAATATGGATCAATATCTATCCTATGATAATATTTAGCACCATTAAGAAAGTCTTTCATATCCCACTTCTTACCAAAGTGTTTAATATGAACACCTGGCCTTCTTAACATAGCTCGTGCAATAGTCTTTGATACTTTCCATGCTATTCGATTTTTTGGTACATCAGATAACCCATCACAGTACCAAGAAAATTGACACCTATGTTTTTTTAATTTACCATTTCTATATCGATTAGCTTGATAAACAACTTTACATATACTATTTGGAAATAGTCTACTCTCTACACGATTTATCGTGACAAGTGCGACTGCAATTTGTCCCTTAGTCGTTTGATCTCTAGCTTCAAAATAAATATTCTGAGCCAAACATTTAACCTCATCTTGATAATCATAAGATGTCGGAACATAAGTCACTCTCTTAAATGCCGTACAAGATACTAAAA